ATAGCAGTCACCATGGTGAGTCTTTATTCTTCAGCAAGTTATGGGAACTGACCCAGTCTTGTAAGAAATGTGGACACGACCTTACCCACAAAAGACCCGAACCAATCAAAAAAGGACAAGGAGAGAATCATGCCAAAGAAGAAGAACTCATCACCTTCAAAGAATTCCAGGCGAGGGAGAAGGAATCGCCAGAGGGGCGCAGAACTTCAGAGAGAGGTGGTCAATTGCTTTCGGACATTCTCGGTCCCATGCTTCAACAGGGATAGGGGAGGAGCGAATCATGAGAAAGGTGATGTTGAGGTTATGGGTTTTTGGTTGGGTTGTAAGAGACGTAGTCGGGTACCACGGTGGATGCTTCCTGAGAAAACTGAGGTCGGTGTTGTCAGTCGTGGTGACAGAATGGAAGCTGTACTATCGCTACCATTACGACCGCTTGCACAAATAATAAGCGAAGCAAACGAGAAGGGTATTGATGTCAAAGGAATCCTCGAAAGGCACAGGTTGGGTACTGGAGCAGATGGTAAAGCAAAGAAAGAAACAAGAGAATTATGCTAGACAAAAGAATTTTTTCAATCCAAAACCCTTGCTTGCCTGCCCTGGTTGTAAGGGAGTTTGGGAGACATTCACAAAACCACCATACCTGGAAATCTATGAAGACTTTCCAACGTATGGATTAGAAAAAGAGATTTGCCCAAGGTGCCAAAACAAGAAAAAGCATTGAGTACCATGACCATGGGGATTAGTGGCGAACATTATATCATCGCTGATTTATTGAGACAGAACTGCGAGGTCTTCACCCCATGTACGGACCAGGTGAATACAGACCTGGTCGTATTTCTAAATAATCAATTTAAAAGAATCCAGGTCAAGACCATTGGTGTCTATAAAACCAAATCATCTGTTGAGGTGCGAATGAGGGACCATAAAAAGAATGACCATATCGATTATGTTGCGGTCTATCTCTGGCACGACAGCCTTATAGCCTATTATCCATACAATGGTGAAAAGAACATTAGCCTGGCAATCAAACGAGCAAAGAACAATCAAAACGTAGACCGTAAATGGTTCTATGAATATTCGGAGATAATATGAAAAAAGAAACTGAAGAGACCCAAACCCCATTAGGTGTTATCAATTATTATCGAAAGCTCTTAAGGGATGGGGTCATTGAAAGAGGCGGCCCAGCCTATGCAAGATTGAGACATCTACTAGAACAATACTACACGAACAGGAGTTATTGATGACCTATTATTATTTTTTAGAAATCATACAAACACAGGCATTTGATGTGCTGTTCCATTGCTTTGTGGATGTCATACTTTATTTTTTATTGGTAAATCGTATCAAACTTGAGACATCCAAATGAATGCCAAGGACTACGATACCCTGATTACGGCCTTTAGGTCCAATGGTGATAGTCAGGCCAACCAAAAGAGAATTGAATACACTGAATCCAGGGGAGATGAGGATGTTCTTGCGAACTTCAAGGCAACGGCAGCATCACTGGAATTGGAGCCCATCCAGGTACTGGGTGTCTTCATGCAAAAACATTATTCATCAATCGTTAACTACATCAAGACTGGTCAAACCTATAGTGATGAAGACATAGGTTCACGAATCATGGACCTCATCCAATATTTGGAGTTGACCTATGCTTGTGTAATAGAAAAAGGAGAATCATAATGAAAAAGTACACATATGAGCATTATTACTGTTTAAAAAGTAATAGCACAGGAGTAGTAAATCTTCCTCCAGAAATATGGCAAAGCGCTAAATGGGATATAAATGAACAAGTTGAAGTGATTGTATGTGAACACTTTAATAAAGATGGTAGATGGTTTAGTGTTTCCATAGAGGCTGTAAAAGACCGTGTTGAGGGAGATTAAATAATGAGTGGTCTATCGTGGTTTGTTATTAGTGTTGTTGTCTTTCTCTTTTTGGTACTCATATCGATTGTTGCATACGAAGATAGGGAAAGATATAAACGGGTCCAGAAAAGAAACAAGTTCAGAATCGGGAGTAAATAATGATTGAGTATTTTTGTGCGATATCTAATGTCATTTTTGAAATGGGTCTAGGCATCTTTTTTGGTGGTCTAGGGGCATTATTATTTTACTTCATCTACCAGTTGAACCAGGACAAGGGCCAAGTATGAACAGTCTTTTTTGTTTCAGATGTGGTGAACAGGTCATCTGGGGTGGGGACCATACCTATGAGGACCACGGAATGGATGGTGATGGGATTGTCAGCAACCTGGCTTGTAAAGAATGTGATGCTGAATACTTGATGATGTCCCCAGACATTGATGAGGAATCTAGAGAACTTGTAAGAAAAAAGAGATTGGATAGTATAAAGGGTATGTACGATGAAGCATTAAAAAAGATGACCCAAGACGCTGTAGCATTGTTGATGCAATTAGAGTCCCTGGCCCATACCCTGGAGTGTAGTTATGGAAGCCTGGATGATTCGGAGAACTGGACCGAACTACTTTGCAATGTACGAGCATTTTTAACCCATGGTAAAATGCAAGTAGATACCGTAGAAATGATATTTGAGATAGGTAGAAGAAGAAGAGAACAGGAACAAAAAGAAAATGAAACTTACCAGGAAGAAGAATAAGAAAAGAATCGATTGGTTTGGTGATGGCCCAGGACCATTAAAGCACCCTGCAAAAGTGCGGAGAATATGTAAGGGTTGGTCCAATAAGGGAATGCTAGGTAGGAGATAAAAAAAAGGCCCCATTCCTGGAGCCTTTTTCTTACCTGGTTTTGGGACCTATTTAATACCACCACCAGATGGATACATTCCAACCATTCTCAATCATGTATCTGGCTCTATGTAACCACTTCCAACTTTTACTATCTTTTGTTAGCGAGGAGTCCTTCCAAGATTCATTTCCATAGTAACCTTCTAAGATATTTATATCTTCAAGGTGTTTAGGTTTAGGGTAGGTGTCCACTATGTACCTTTTTAAATCATATTCCAAATCGAATAGATTTTCTGTAGTTAAAGGCATATATATTGCATTTACTTCCTGTTTTCCACTTTCAATAATTGGGTCTGCAAGGTACTCAAGGTTTGAAAGAAGAACCCAATTATCCTTCCAAGCGCCAATGTGCTTTTCTTCATGACCTTTTTTGTTTGCCAATATTCTAATGTCTAGTCCCATTATCCTATCTCCTCTGGTATTAGTTCGCTGTTAACGTGATTCTGACAATCCTGTGATATCTCTCTAAGATTATCTGTAAAATACTCTTCAAATATCTCACCCAAGAGATGCCCTGGTTGTTTCCCTAGGGCCTTTGCGTGAATGTGAAATGCATTCCATTTTGACTCTATGCTAGGTGCATAGATTCTGATTGTTTTACTACCTTTGATTTTTGCTTTGACTACCATTATGCTGTCCTTTTGGTTACTTGTTGTTGTTTGGTTACTTCATTGGCTATCTGATTTGCGATATAGCCTTGTGTTACTTTTGAACCCAGTGTATGGCCTAATGCCCTTTGTACCTGGTCTAATTCCCATCCCTCGTTTACCAGGTGAGTGGCTAAAGAATGTCTAAAGCAGTACTGGCTTAACTTCTCACCCTTTTCCTGCTTAATCCCTAGTCCCTGGCATACTTTCTGGAATGCTTCGTTGCTATCATCAATCTGACTTTTTCCACCTTCTAAGGCCCAAATATCATCGCCTAGTTTCTGTAGTTCCCAACTGATGGCTATAACACTGAACTTGCCAGTCTTTTTTCTACTGGTCACAATACAACTAACCTCATCACCATTGCTATTTCTACCTATGGTCAGGTCAGTTTTCTTATTCAGTTTGAGCGCATCAATTGGGGATAGCGCAGTGTCTAACATTATGGACCATAACGTCTTCAGTAAAGTATTAGGTGCCTTCGCTACAATCCTTTCCGCCTGGTCCCTGGTCAATACCTGGTAAGGTGTTTTATCTGTCCCTACTTCCTTCAATTTACCCTTCCTGGCATAGTAGTTATCCTTTAGGATACCTTCATTGGTTAGCCAGTGATAAAGCGGATTGAGGTAGTTATTACGCTTCGCGACTGTTTCAGTTTTAAAGCCTTGCTTGTACTGATCAGCATAAAAGGCATTGATATCCTTGGTCTTTAGTTTAGCCAGGTCAATCTTGCATTTTTTTGTGACCCTGTGAGATTTCCAGTCCTCTGCATTACCAAAGTACAGTACGAAGTGTTTCAGGTTGTGAATATCTCGTAACCAGGTTCTAGAGCGATTCTTTTCGTGCGCTACCCATTCATCGAATACATCCCTGAGTAGGATAGGCTGTTGCTTATTGCTATTTTCTTGTTTAGGCTGAACCAGTCCCAACTTCTCATTCCAGGCTATTACCTGGGCCTGTTTATAGAGTGCTAATACCTGGGTCCTATTCAAGTCCCTGGATGTACCCAGGGTGATGAATCTCCTAATAGACTCACCTGACACCTTCACTACATACCTATAAACGTAGGTAATGTAAGAAGAGCCATCAGTACATTTCCTCTTTAGGTTTGCAAGGTTAGGTTTTTTTATTGATTGCATTACCCTTCTCCCCAAGGATTAACATCCCTTTCTTTGTAGTACTCCTCGATTTTACTTTCCCAGTTACTAATTTCTTTTTCTGGGTTTAAAATCAATTTATATATCTCTTTGCAGAAATCACGTTGGTCCAGATAGCAGTTATCTAAATCGATTTCAAAGTATTCGATGATTTGTTGTATTGTTATTGGCTTACGAGTTTCGTCATCAATCACTAGGTTTATATCGACCCTATCCTCAAGGCAATTATCTACCTCGATTGGATATGGACCATCATCTGGTATAAATCCAAATACTGGCAACTCTGGATTGAATTTCAGTAGCTTATTAATTAGGTCTTTTACTTTCATTTTGCTGTCCTTTATTTTATTTTTGGTTTCCATAGACCTTACGGTTTCGCCCCAGGGACCACCTGGGGCATCATCAGTATGGATTATCTTTTTTCTAGATATGTATATCCAAACTCCCTGGAAAGATTACGTTCCTGTTCTCTGAGAGCATCAATTTGCAAGTCTATCTCAGCTTTCTTGAGTAGTACTTCTTCCACTTCATCAGGCTGTCTTATTGGGTATATTTCCTTATAAGGATGCTTCAACTCAGGAACCTTTGATTCGTCCCAGTTAGGAGCATTTTTATAGACATATAGACTGTTCTTCACATAGCCACAAGAATGACTATTCTCGCCAGATGTATCTACCACTCTGTATGTTGCATCAACTAAGAATACTACTTGTGGACGGCTATCTGGGTTTTCTGTCCCAAAACTGTGCCATTCTTGCCAAACACGGATTTTAATTCGCTTACCATAGTCCTTGAAGATTTCCTTTTCAATGTGTTCAACTACTGTTTCAATGAATCTATTAAGTGAGTCATTGACGGCCTTATAAAAAGTGCCGTCTTTCTTCTGCTTCCAGTTATCCTGGAGCCAAGTAAAAGCAACATCATCTATTAGATGATGGATGACCCTATGTACGGCCTGTGCTGATACTGAGTGATTGAATCGAGTGAATTTGTTCATTTTGCTGTCCTTTTTACCAACTTATGTTGATTGTTCGTGATGGCCTTACTGAATCGGCTAACTCAGTTATTGGCCCTTTTGGATTCATTGTGAACCCAATTTTCTTTTCCAAATCAGCAATCTTTTTGAAGGCTGTTGGATTGTGATGCCTGATGGCATTCAATTCTTTTGGAGTGTTAAAAATGCATACCTGGCAACTGAATCTTGGTAGGTATTCATATACTGGATGAAGAGGTATATTTCTGTCCGCCAGGTACTGTTTGACCTCTTCCTCGGTCCAGTCAAATATTGGGAACCAGTCATATACTGTGCGCTTGGAATTGGTGAGAGATTTGTTCCTCTTTAATGGTTTCTGTTTGGACCGTGCATTTGATTCCTCTGCCCTGATTCCAATCGCCTGGACAACCCTGGGACCACAGTTATTTCTAATCCATTTCTGAATAGGACCACGCTTTAGGTCACTTGTGCATTGGCGATACTTCGCACCAGGGAACATCCCTCTCTTTTCAACCATACTGAAGAAATCCTTAGTGTCTGACTTGACAATGTTTACTGTCTGCCCAAATCTGGATGCTATGTCCTGACACCACTCCTCAACACCATTGTGTTCCCATCCCGTGTCAGCAAATACAATATGCTTACTTGCGTTAGGATACTTGTCGCAAATATATGCGAGCATTGCACAACTGTCCTTGCCCCCCGAAAACGATATCACTATGTCGAAAGAGTACACCCTTTCCACCGCTGTTTTGAAGGTCTTTTTTATGTATTTGATTAAGTTCATTTTGCTGTCCTAGTAATTGAATGAGTGTAAGTGTAGCACCGTAGCACTACATATACAAGTAAAATAATGCAAAATAGTATTCTTATGTGATTGTATGGTACCCCTTATATATATAACATAGAAAGTTTAACAGGCTAAAAACAGGACGATAATGAACAAAGGACAATGGTTGAAAGGGGTATCTGGCAACCCAAAAGGTAGGCCAAAGACATCAGTTAAGGACCTAGTAAAAGCGCATCCTCAGAGTAATGAACTGGTACAGAAACTATTTGATGTGGCTATGGACGATGGTGACCAGAGACAAGTATCTGCCTGGAGAATTCTACTGCCAAAGATGGTCCCAGACCTTAAGGCACAGACCCTGGAAGTGGAGCAAAGACAGATAACTGGGGTGATTGTATTGCCTGAGAAAGTATCCCTGGACCCACAGATAGTTAGTACGAACGGGCAGAGTGCGAGCCAAAAAAATCTGGGTGACGGGTCCAGTTCAGAGCCAGGCCCAGGCGACAATGGTAACAATGTGGTAACAAATGATGACCCTCCCTCGGAGACTGCACGCTCAGAGAGCGAGTAACCCTGGATAGCCCTATGGTATTGAGCCTGGATAGCCCTATGGTAGTTGTCTTGCCCATCGCCAATAATAAGGAGTGCAATCACCTTATTTTATTGGGTGGGGGGCATCCCATTAGTCGGGTCCCATCCCCGTGCTATGCAATAGTGACTCCTAGACAGATTATGATAAAATATTTTGGGCAGATGGCTTAATAAAGTAGATACGCTAGATAGATGAAGAATACAAAACTACAAAAGAGTGGCTTCGGTATACAGGAGCGTTGCATATGTCTATTTATAGCTTGGTACAATAAACGTAGCATGATTCTTACTGCCCAAAATGTTTGAACCTTGCCCACGAAGAGAGGACCGATTATGTCCTCACGCTGCCAAAAGTCATTGGGACCCCTATGCCTCCCAAAATATTGAACAAACCTCACTTTTTTGTGGACTGGTCACTGGTAGGTCCGCACGGGTTACCAACTTGTCCAAGTGTTGGAAGGATATGACTAAATACGAACAGAACAAGTATAAAAAGGGTAATCATTAATGCGGATACATTGGGAGCCGCATCCCCGACAAGCATTTGCCCTGTCAAGAAGTGAATTTGAGATAGCATTTGGTGGTAGTAGAGGTGGTGGTAAAAGTAGCTGCCTTATGGCCTGGATGGTAGACCCTGAATATTTAAACAACCCTCAATTCCGCGGTCTAATCATTAGACGTAACTATGATGATTTACGGGATTATATTGATAGGGCCACACAAATGTATCAGCATTTAGATGTAGAGGTTGTTGGTAACCCAGCAGAATTCCGCTTTCCCACGGGCGCAATTATTAGAACGGGTCACTTAATGGACAAACAGGCATACCAGAAGTACCAGGGACACGAATATCAAAAAATGGGTATAGAAGAAGCTACCCTAATACACGATGAGGAGGATTACTTAAAGTTAATTAGTAGTTGTCGTAGTACGGTAGGTTTATCCCCCCAGGTATTTTTAACCTGTAATCCAGGTGGTCCAGGACATAGTTGGTTCAAAAGGAGGTTCGTAGATAACGATAGAGAGAAAACCTATTACGACCCCGTCACAAATAGGACCAGAATATTTATACCCAGTAAGATACATGATAATCCCACATTGATGCAAGAGGACCCAGGATATTTTGAAATGTTAAAGGGACTCCCAGATGAATTAAGACGAGCCTGGTTAGATGGCGATTGGGATGTGTATTATGGACAATATTTTAGTCAGTGGCGCTATGACGTTCATGTTTGTGAACCCTTTCACATACCAAGTAACTGGTATCGTTATCGCGGCATTGACTATGGGTATAAGGCACCTTTCGCAGTAACCTGGTTTGCTGTGGACCCAAAAAAGAATGTTTATTTATATCGTGAGTATTATGTATCTGAAATGGAGTTAACGGGCCACATTGATGCAATTAATCATTTATCAAAGGATGAAACTTACCGCGCAACAATGGGTGACCCCTCGATGTGGATACGAAATCCCCAAAATACAAATAGGTCTGATGGAGTTGCTGGGAGTCATATGGCGATAGCAGATATTTTAAGGAAAGGTGGTATAAATACAATAAAAGCCAATAATGATAGGTTATCAGGTTGGAACCTTCTGCGCGAGTATTTAAAATGGGATGATGAAAAACCTCCACGGTTACATATATTCAAAAATTGCAACAAGTTCATCGAAACTATACCCATGTTGGTACATGACATTCGTAGACCCGAAGACTTGGACACCAAAGGGCCTGACCATCTCGCAGACAGCGCAAGGTATTGTCTTATGCATATCGGAAACCCCAAAGAAGAAGAAGCAAAACCGTGGATAACAAAACTGATGCAAAAATTCGAAGCAAACAAAACAGACTCTCCAGGACTTCGCGGATAGTGGAAAGATTTGATAGGGAAAAAGGGGTATGGCATAGAGTGGAACTTCAGGATGATGATGAGATTAAGAAACTATCACCAGATGCTAGGAATGCATATCTGGATATAGTGACAACGATTAGCGATACTATAATAACTGGTATAAATCCAAAAATAGGGAACTAATGGCCGAAAAATCCAAAACATATCAAGCAGTAGGTAAGGAAGCTGAATTAGTCAAAAGAATTAAGGCCATGGTTGATATGTCAAAAAAGGCGCGTAAATCAACTTCAGAGGTTTGGAGAGAATCGGAAAAATTATATATGGGTGAACATTGGGCTGGAATGAATATGCCCGAATTTAAAAATCAATTGACATTGGACATGATTGCCAATGTCATTGACACCCAGATACCTATCATGTCTTCCAAACCACCAAAGATTGATGTGATACCCGTTGGCGCAGATGATGAAGCCAAATACATGGCTAACACATTACAGGCTCAGTTAGATGATTTATGGTATATGCGCGATATGGCAACCCTAGTTCCAGAGTGGTTGACAGATTATTTGGTGTATGGTACGGGCATAGTCAAGCTTAACTGGAATATGCATGACGATTTACCAGATTGTGACATTGTGGACCCATTCTCCTTTTATGTAAATCCAAGTGCAACAAAGCTTGAGAATGCCCAATATATTGTTCACATGGCCCCAAGGCCATTATATGAGATACAAAAATTATTCCCAGAGAAAGGCAAATTTGTCAAGTCCATGGGAAAACTAAATGAATACGAAGCGCTTAAAATAACCGATGTTAAGCAAGGTGATAAAGGTTTGGTCCAGGTAACCGATACACAAGGGCAAGAGACTAATTACTATGAAGGCGAATCTGAGGCTATGCAGAACTTGGAAGACCGCGCCCTCCTGATAGAAGTTTGGATGAGAGACGGAAGTGTCGAATACACAAACGAAGAAGATGAGGTTGGCAAACCAAAGTATCCTGGGGGTATCCGAAAGGTATGCATGGCAAACGATGTCATACTATACGATGGGCCTAGTAAGTATCAATTCTTGGACCAAATGAACCGTTGTCCCTATCCTTTTCCATTTGTTGTTATGAAAAACGGTGGGAGCGCTCATTCATTTTGGGGTAAACCAGAACCGAAAAGATTAAAAAGTATTAACCTGGCGCTAGATAGGATTGCCTCACAAGTGATGGATAATATACACCTTATGGCAAACCCAATGTGGTTGGTCGATGAGACCGCTGATGTCCAGGACCAGATAAATAATAAACCTGGTTCTATTATAAGAAAACGGGGGCCTGGTTCTGTCACCATGCAGCAACCATCTAGTATGCCAGGATATGTATTCAATTTCTATCAGTTAATGGTAGATATGTTTGAGACCGTATCTGGTGTCACTAGGTCCACAATGGGTAAACAGGAGCCTAATGTGACTAGCGGTATCCAAGCCCAGGTATATAGAAGTGCGGCAACAAACAAGATTGATTTTAAGGCAAGGCAGCTTGATGCTGCAATGCAGATACTGGGACAGATGTGGATAGCCATGATTAAGAACATGGGTGAAAAAATGCATACTCTGGATATGCGAGATACAGCAGGTAATCAGGCCGAAGTAAAATATATTGGAATGGAATTTAATGAGGTAGATACAATGGTCCGTGCGAGGGTCGGTTCCATGATGCCAGATAATAGGGCCTATATTGAAGAAAAGATATTATCCCTGGTCCAAGCTGGGTTGATACAGGACCCTGAGTACATACTTGAGAATATGCAATTACCAGGTGTTGAAAGGTTGATTAAACAGATGCGCGACCAAAAAGAACAACAACAGGTAGGACCAGAACAATTTGAGGGAATGTCTGAGGATGAGATATTTCAACAATTACAACAAAACCCTCAAATGATGAGTCAAATGCAACAACAACCACCAGGTGAAGGGTAATGTATTTAAAAAAGCTAAAAGAAAAACTAAGTAAGAAGAAACCTAAGAAAGTAAAGAAGCAAAAATTATCAGATATGACACCAGCTCAATGGAATGCATACAGGCTTAAAAGAATGAAAGCAGGAACCCTCTCAACCAGTCCAAGTGACTCTACTAAGACGAAATCGGAAAGATAGAAATGGCAAGCGCATCTAAAAAAAGACTTGATAGAAGTAAAAGGTCGAAAAAAGTAAAAAAAGCATATAAGTGGAAAAATAAAGACATACCAAAGATTGCAGCCAAGGCTATAAAGATGAAAAAGGAAGCAAAGAAACTTGGCGATTATTTGTTGAGTGGGGCTGATTATTCTCAGTCTGATATAGATGCCTGGCAAGCCGCTGGTAGAAAATATAAGAAGTTTAGGGAATCAGGGTATGGAATCAAGGACCCTGTCGCCACTAGAAGAAAAAAAGTAAAGACTGCGGTTAAAAAAGTAAAGACTGCGGTTAAATCTGTCACCCAACCATATAGAAAAAG